TAAATAATGGCAGTCAAAAAAAAACCATTGTCAGCAAGAGTTTTAAATATTTTAAAAAATAAAGCTAAAGCAAAAAAAAGTGTTACGTTAGGTCAATTAAAAAAAGTTTATAGACGTGGACAAGGCGCATGGTTATCAAGTGGTTCTAGACCAAAAATTTCAATGTCAGCTTGGGCAATGGCAAGAGTCAATAGTTATGTTAAAGGTTCAAGAAAACACGATACAGATTTGAGAAGAAAGAGAAAAAAAAGGTGATAACAACAAGTGCATTACTCAGCGAACTATACACTAAAAAATTTGGTCGTGGTAGATGGAAAAAACTTGGCAAGGGTAAATCTAGCACTCGTAATAAAAAAAGAAAAAGAAAAAAATAATGCCTGCACCACCTCGGCAACTTATTCTTGGTCACAGGAAAATAAAAATTCACAGATGGTCACCTAAAACTGCTGGACGCAGAAATGCTTATGGTGAATTCATTTCAGATAAAGATAAAATTTGTATTGATAGAACTTTAAAACCCAAAGTAATGGCTAATACTTTATTGCATGAGATTATGCACTTAATAGCACATCATTATCATTGGGAAGTACCGGCTAAAGATGAAGAACGTATTTGTGAAACAACTGGAAATGCTTTATCTGACATATTCACACAAAACCCTAAACTCGTTGAATATTTATATAATTCTTTTATAGAGTAGTTATGAAAATAGAACTTATAGATTTAAACCATTTAAGGCCTTACGCTAATAACCCAAGAAAAAATTTAAACGTAGATAAAGTCGCTAACTCTATTAAAGAGTTCGGCTTTCAACAACCTATAGTGGTTGATAAAGATTTAAACATATTAGCCGGTCATACTAGATATTTTGCTAGTAAAAAATTAGAACTTTTACAAGTTCCTATAGTTAAAGCTGAACTAAGCGATAAACAGGCTAAAGCTTATAGATTAGCTGACAATAGAGTTGCACAAGATAGTAATTGGGATTTACCTAAATTAAATTTAGAAATTGAACAATTAAAAGATGAAAGCTTTGACATAGATATTTTAGGTTTTGAAGATTATGAACTTGAAAAACTTTTTAATGCAGTAGAACCAACATTTGAAGCGACCAATACAAATATAGGAAACTATAATGTAGATGATATACAAGCACCAACATCAGCAGTAAGAATGGTGCAATTATTTTTAAATAACGAATCTGAACCATTACTAAAAAAAATGGTTGACCATTTAAAAGGCAAATATAATACTGCAAATTTAACAGATACAATATATAAAGCAGTAGAATATGCGTACGATAACAGTTAAACCTATTTTAGACGATAAACAAATCAAAGAACTAGAAGGTAAATTTTTAGATGAATCTTATATTACTCATTTATGTAATGAAGATACTATAGTTAGAAAAGAAGATGGTCAGCCATTAGCAGTATTTGTTAAAAATTGTATTCCAAGTAATATTGCTGAAAAAGCATATTATTCATTAAGAAAAGCTGTAGCCAAATCTAATAACCGAGGACAGGCCGCAGGTCCACTACCACCTGATACTAAAATAGGTGATAAGATAGATGGTTTAACAGTAGGTAAAATAAAAGGTAATAGATTTTGGCCTTTAAAAAAAGATGGTACTTTATCAAGGTCACCAAAAGCAAAATCAGTTAATTCATCAATTATAGGGTATGCTGATAGATATGCTAGGATACCTTATTGCCGAACAACTGAATTTACATTTAAACATTTTGAAAAATACAAAGAAGCCTTACCTTATATTCAATTTATTTCAGATAAGTTTAAAGAATATCTTCCAGAGCGCTGGGCAAATCAAAAACAACAATGGGATAATACAAATCAAGATTTTAAAATTCATAATAGCGTATTTACAACTGTAACAGTCAATAAAAATTTTAGAACAGCTTGTCATTATGACAACGGAGATTTACCTGAAGGATTTGGGAACTTAACTGTGTTAAAAACAGGTGAATATAAGGGTGGGTACACAGTTTTACCTAAATATGGTGTAGCAGTTGATGTTAGTAATTGTGATTTAGCTTTATTTGATGTTCACGAATTACATGGAAATACTAAAATAGAAGCTGATAATCCTTATGAAAGAATATCTGTAGTTTGTTATTTTAGAAAAAATATGATTAAATGCGGTAGCGCTATTGAGGAAGAAACTATAGCAAAAAATAGACAGGAAGGTCAAGGAGTGAATGCAGTTTAGAATAGCAATACCGACTATTGCAAGAGCAGAAACAATTAAAAAGAAAACAATAAATTATTTAGCTAAAACAGACATAGATTTTAGTAAGGTTGATTTATTTTTATCTGACGGAAATGAATTAGAAGCTTATAAAGAAAACCTTAAAGAATATCCTATTAATTATATCGTAACTAATCAAAAGCACGTTAATACTCAAAGAAATTATATTGTTAATCATTACAAAGAAGGTGAAAACATACTAGGAATTGATGACGATATACAAAGTATCCAAATGAAAGTTAATGATAAAAAAACAACAGAACTTACAAGTTTAGTAGATTTTGTTCATAATGCCTTTGAAGTATCATTAAGCAATAAGTTTGATATGTGGGGTGTAAACGCAGTATTAAACCCATACTTTATGAAAGAAAACGTAACATTTAATTTAAAATATATTGTTGCCTGTTTTTATGGCTGGCGTAATACTTATGACGATAAAGCTTATGTATCTACTCAGCCTGAATATGGCAAAGAAGATTATGAAAGAAGCATAAAATACTATATTAAAGATGGCGGAGTAACTAGATTTAATTATGTAGCGCCTAAAACAAAGTATTATTCTGAAGATGGTGGTATCCAAACTTACAGGACAGTAGCCTATGAAGAAGAAGCTGTTCAATATATGCTGAAAACTTATCCTTTATTTTGTAAGCGAAATGTGTCAAAAAAGGGAAAGTGGCCAGAAATTAGGCTTATAGACCAAAGAAAAAAATAACCTGAACTCTAGGGTGAAAAGAGGATATGAAAAAAGTAGGACGACCAAAGATAGAATTAGATCGTGATCAAATATTCAAATTAGCTAGATTACACTGCACAATTAAAGAAATAGCTGACTTTTTTGAAGTAGATAGAGATACAATCTCTGATAATTATTCCGCAGAAATACAGAAAGGAAGGGCAGACGGAAGAATACGATTAAGGAAAAAACAGTTTGATTTAGCTATGTCAGGTAATGTTTCTATGTGTATATGGTTAGGTAAGCAAATGTTAGGCCAAAATGATAGGCACATTGATGAGGAAGATTTACCAAAACCATTAATTATAGAAGAAAACGCAACAGTAATTAACGTAACAAACAATGAAAATAAGACAAGTTAGAGTAATAAAAAACTGGCAATATTCTAAAATGTTAGAAATAACTAATGAAGATTTTATTTATAACACTTCAGGTGTTAAAGGTAGAAGTTACGCTAAACAAGATACTACTAAATATTTTAAAGAAGCATTTAAAGAATTTAATTTATATCCTGATATGGTTGAAGATCGCCTAGGAGTTATGTTACTTAAACACGATCAAGATGGTGCTTATACTCAATTACACAAAGACCCAGCGCCAATAGGCTATATTCATGCTAGAGCAAATGTTATGTTAAAAAAACCCCTTAAAGGAGGTGATGCTATAATAGATGGACAAGTTTTTGAATTAGATGAAAATGATTTATGGTTAATATTTCCTAATTTAGAAGAACATGGCTCAACACCTATTGAAGGTGGTGAAAGATTGATTTATAGTTTTGGTGCGTTAATAAATATTCAAAAAATAACAGAAAGATAATTATGGCAAAATATAGAGGTAGAACAGTAAAACTTAATAAACCAATGCGTGGTGATGTTAAAAAATTCAAAGTATTTGTGAAAAATAAGAGTACAGGAAGAGTACAAAAAGTGAACTTCGGCGATAAGGGTATGTCTATTAAAAAACATATACCAGCTAGAAAACGTAGCTTCATGGCTAGAATGGGTGGGGTACTTAAAAAAGTTAGAGGTCAAAAAACTTTATCAGCCGCTTATTGGTCTATAAGAGCATGGCGTAAAGGTTTTAAAGTGTGAAAACTTTTGTTTTATTAATGCACATTATTATTTGGGACAAAGATTTTAATATGTGGAGAGGCCTAACTTTTTATGAGCCTAAAGTTCCTAAATATGAATCAATTGAAGCTTGTGAAAAACAGGGTAAAAAGTTGATTGCAAATACTATACATGAATTAAATAAAATAGATGTTAAAGTAAAAGAATGGGATATGGATTGTATTGAAGTTAAAAAAACATCTATATAATGAAACTTTCAAAACCACAAAAAGACGTATTTGACGATAGCACTAGATTTAGGGTTTTAATAACTGGTCGTAGATTTGGTAAAACCTTTTTATGTATGTTAGAGTTATTAAAGTTTGCTAGTCGCAATCCAAATGGCAAAATATTTTATGTTTCCCCTACTTATAGAATGTCAAAAGAAATTATGTGGAAGTTTCTTAAAAAACAAATCAAAGAATTAAATTGGGGCAAATATACTAATGAAAGTGAATTAAGCGTTATATTAAAAAATAATTGTCAAATAAGTTTAAAAGGTGCAGATAAATCAGCAGACAATTTGAGAGGTGTAGGCCTAAACTTTTTATGTTTAGATGAGTTTGCTGACATACCGCAAGAAGCTTGGACAGAAGTATTAAGAGCAACTGTTTCTGACAAATATGCTAATGGTCATGTGTTATTTACAGGAACCCCTAGAGGCTTTGGTAATTGGTCTTATGAAATGTTTCAAAAAGGTCAATCAGAGGATCCTGAATGGAAATCTTGGAAATATACTACCCTTCAAGGTGGACAAGTTGAAGATCACGAAATAGAACAAGCTAAAAGAGATTTAGACTTAAGATCATTTAGGCAAGAATATGAAGCTAGTTTTGAAACCTATGCTGGTGTGGTTTATTATAACTTTGACCGACAACAAAACGTAAGAGGAATACAACAAGATCAAGATGCTGTTATTCATGTTGGTTTAGATTTTAATATAGATCCTATGAGTGCTTGTTTGTGTTATATTAAAAACGATATAGCTTATTTTTTTGACGAAATAGTTATTTATTCTAGTAATACAGATGAACTTATAACTGAATTATTACAAAGGTATCCTAATAGAAAAATAATAGTTTATCCTGATCCGGCCGCTAGACAAAGGCGTACAAGCGCTGGGGGTAGAACAGATTTAACACTATTGCAAAATAGTGGTTTATCGGTTAAGTGTAGGGGAACTCATGCTCTAGTAAGAGATAGGATTAATTCTGTGAACTCTCGTTTGTCAAATAATAATGGCAAAAGATATATTTACATTGATCCTTCTTGTAAAAACCTTATTAATAGTTTAATGAAACAAACGTATAAAGAAGGTACTAATCAACCTGAAAAGAATGGATTTGATCACATGACAGACGCTATGGGTTATTTAATTGAATATTTATATCCTATCACTAATAATCTTCCACCAAAACAACCAATGAGGTTCAGTTAATGGCATACTCAAGACAAGAAATTTTAAGACAACATGATCACTATGCTGGTTATAAAGAAAGATGGGGTTATTACATCAGATCTTTTCTAGGTGGTGAAGAATATAGAGAAGGTAGATACTTACAAGAATACAATTTAGAATTAGAAAATGAATTTGAAAAGCGTTTAGTTTTTACACCATTAGATAACCATTGTAGAAATATTGTTCATATTTATTCTTCATTTTTATTTAGAGTACCACCAACAAGACAATTAGGTTCTTTAGAAGATGATCAAACTGTAAATATGTTTTTAGATGATGCTGATTTAGAAGGCAGAAGCTATAATGGTTTATTAAGAGAAATACAAACTTATGCTAGTGTTTATGGTCATTGTTGGATTATGGTTGATAAACCTAATTCTAATGCAAAAACAAGAGCAGAAGAACTTCAACAAGAAATTAGACCATACATAAATATTTACACTCCAGAAAATGTTGTTGATTGGAATTACTCAAGAGCGCCTTCAGGTAAATATTATTTAGACTATTTAAAAATTAGAGAGTTTTCAAATTCAGAAAAAGAAATTTATAGAATATGGCGTGAAGATGTCATTGATACAGTTGAATTAAAAAAAATAGGTGCAAAAGAACCAAGATTAATTGACAGCGTACCAAATCAAATAGGAAAAATACCAGCTGTTATTTTATATAATCAAAGATCACCAATGAGAGGAATAGGTATTTCTGATTTAACTGATATAGCTGATTTACAAAGATCAATTTATAATGAGTTGTCTGAAATAGAACAGTTAATAAGATTATCAAATCACCCAAGCTTAGTTAAAACTAGAGATGTTGATGCTAGTGCTGGTGCTGGTGCGATT